GTAGAATTAGGCTAATAATGTTACCGTTTCCAATAAAGATTTTGTTCTCTACCATAGCAAGACTAGTAGCAAAACTAACCATAAAACGAAATGCTTCAAGGGCATAACTAGCATTGAGTGCTAACCAGATGGCCCGAATATGTACCTTTTCACTAATTGCCTCGCCAAGCTCTTTATGGCAATTAATCATATGCAATTGATCATAATAGTTACCCACACTACTAGCCATGTCCACAATTTCTTTAGTGTCATGAATAGTGTTAAACACATCCTTTGGCACATTATAGATATTACGAATGATATGACTATAACTGCGACTATGTATGTTAGTTTCAAAGAAGCTCCAATTATACATTAGTGCTTCTAGTTCAGGTAGACTAACAACAGGTGTAAAAACCTGTGCTGGACCACGACCTTGAATACTATCAAGTGCGGTTTGTCTTAATAAGTTACTAGTAAAGATATGCTTAACTGCATCACTGGCATCTTTAAAATCATTAGCATCTTTAGATAGAGAAATTTCTTCGGGTACCCAAAAGAATCCCCTAGCTGTTTGTTCTATCTTTTGTAATTTATTATACTTGACTTCTTCAAAGCGTTGAATTGTAACAGGACCTTCAGGGTCTAGAAACATTTTACGATTTATATAGTCTGTTTTAGTGTTTAGGTTGTATTGGTGTTTTGACATAGTTTTCTATTTTAGTTATAATTATCGTCTTTGTCAAGCTCTATCCACGTATAGTCGCCTAACCATTTCACCTTGCATATGTACTCATAATGACTTGGTGGTCCGCTACTCCAATCATCAGGTCCATTATGTGTCAATATTGTGCATTTATCTATATGATTAAATGCTAGCCAATATATCTGCCCATGATATATTTGAAAGTTATATTTAGCACTATGTACTGATTCGGTAATGTCTAGTCTACGTTTAATACTGGCTGCTTGTTTCTGTAGTACATTAACCAAATCCATAATACGATTATATTCTTGTTGGGCGTGCATTTTGGCTACATTGACCATAATGTCTTTTTGTTTTTCAACAGGAATCAAATCAAATTTAGGCCCACTAGATTCTGTAGGATAAGGAGTAATATTTCTATTGAAAAATTCAACCAAGCCTGTACTTAATTCAGCATCATAGCTCTCTCTGCCTTGTGCTAAATTACTTCTAGCGGTCATTGATATGTCCTGTTATTCATTTTTTTCGTCAATAGTGTAAAACCAATCATCTCCGGCAATCCATTTGCGTGTGCCATCTACTGTGAAAATAGTCTGCGCGGCTTTGAAGTCTGGGAATTTTACTTTGCCTGAAATCAAACTTTGATCATACCATAAACATCGATTGTTAGGCTGACAAGCAAACTGACCGTTTTCTAGACGAATAAAATTAAATGACTTATGTTCTTCAGCAACCTCAGTAAAGCCAGTATCAACATCCATTCCGTCAGCACAAAAGTCTACTGTAAATAAATATATTCCGTGATGCCATGCACGATCTTTTCCTAAAAACTTAACACCTAGATTACGCAGACCTATTTTTTCAATAATAGTAAAGCGATATCCCATGCAATCCCAAAGCTGTAAAGTATCTATAGGTAAATTTCCCGTATAGTTTTCTTGCCATACATAAGCGTGGATAGGTAGTTTATCATATAGTGCTCCGTAATTAGGTAATAATGATTCAATACGAAACACTTGCCCTCGTAGGGCTTTGAGGCTAACCCATATTGCAGGTTCTAACTCACCGTGACCTTTTTCAAAGTTATAAAGAAATTCTCTTTTAACAAAACATTTGATTGGTGGCAACGATCCGATAATATAACTCATATTGTATGTTGTCCTTATAATTTACAGGCCAAACAATCTTCTTCATCATCAAAATTAATAGGGGCAAGAGGAGCCTCTTCTATAACTGATTTACTTCCTGCTTTATTAATCAAACTATAGTAAAAAGTTTTTAAACCCCAAATATGAGCTTGCATCAGATTTTTAGCTATAAGTGTTGTAGGAACTTTACGATCAGGGAAAAATGCCGGATTGTAGAAAGTATTAGTACTAATGCTTTGGTCTATATAAGCAGCCAATACAGCGGCGGTTTTGATGTAACCATCACAGTCTCGCTGATCCCACATTAGTTGATATTTGTTTTTTAGTTTTTGATATTCAGGTACTACTTGAACGAAAGAACCAGCTTTGCTTTCTTTTACAGAGATTAAACTCATTGGCATCTCAATACCATTTGTAGAGTTAATAACTACTGAGGAAGATTCAACTGGTGCTATAGCCATTAATGTAGCATTACGAACACCGTGTTTCATCATGTTTTCTCTGAGAGTTTCCCAATCAAGTTCAGGACTAAATTCTGCCAAATCGTTAACTGCTTCGGCTCGTAACTCCCACGGAAAGATACCTTGTCCATATCGTGTTCTAGCACTTTCTCTGCAAGGTCCACGTTCTTTGGCTAATTCTACAGTGGCTTCTGTTAGATAATATGCTTGATGCTCAACCCAAGTTTTAACATCTTGAAGTGCATCCTTTTCACCGTACTTGTAACCACGTTTGGCATGCCAGTAGGCCAAGTTAGTTACTCCAATGCCAAGTGGTTGAATTTCTTCATTACTTAGTTTAGATTGGATACTAAGGTAGTCCTGATAATCAAGGATATTGCACAGGCTGCGCTGGAGAATGCGACAAGCACGACGCATATCCTCAGGATTTCTGAACGCACCCCAGTTAATCGATCCCAAGGTACAAAGAGCGATACGGCCATCGCTGTCATCCAAACGCTTAAAAGGACGGGTAGGGAGTAGAATTTCACAGCAAAGATTACTTTGGTAAATTGTATGGTACTCGGGATCAAATGGACCCTGCTTCATAACATTGTCAATGAACACTAAGTAGATACGTCCTGTATCTGTGCGTTCTTTTAATATGCCACTCTTAAATACTTCTTCAGCACTGATAGTTTTTTTACGAAGACCATCTTGGTGTTCGTATTTTACATAGAGTTTTTCAAAGAGTTCGGTGTTTTTGTAGAAGGCTTCGTAGAGGTCCGGTACTTGGTTTGGATCGAAGAACGTAATATTCTCTTTGTTCTTAAACCTACGCCAGAAGAATGCTGAGAGTACGACACCATAGTCCATATGTCTGACTCGGGTTTCTTCTGTTCCTTGATTATTTTTGAGCACAATAAGGTCATCAAATTGGTGATGCCAAATCGGATAGAACACAGTCGCCGAAGCATTTCTAATCCCTCCTTGTGAACAGGAGCGCAAGTCCCCAAACCATTTCTTTAAGAACGGAATCATGCCAGTATGCATGATCTCGCCTCCCCTAATTGGGCTACCCAATGGGCGTAGCCTACCAATCTCTAAACCTATGCCAGCACGTTTACTAGCATACTTGGCCATCATTTCTCCACTAGCAAATATGGAGTCAAGATCATCATCACTGCGTATGAGAACACAACTAGAAAACTGCTTTGTAGGAGTCCCAAGCCCAGCAAGAACAGGAGTAGCGAGAGTAAATAACCCATCACTGGCTGCATTGTAATACTCCTTGATATATTTTAATCTTGCTGAAAGCGGTTCTTCTTTATGAAAGATTGTCGCGGCAGCGATCATATAACGAACTTGCGGCGTTTCATAAATTTCTTTTGAACTACGATTTCGTACCAAATACTTTTCAATTAATTGTTCAATTGCCGCATAACTATATTGTTCATCCCTTCCATGATCAATAAAAGCTTCCATTTTATTCCAATCATCTTCACTATACCATTCTAATAATTCAGGGGTATATAAACCCACTTTTATATTTCGTACAACAACATCATAGAGTTTAGGAACAGTATAGCTTCCGTAAACATCTTTGCGTAGCATACTTAAACGCTGTTTACCTGCAACATATTGGTAATTAGTGTGACCTACATCAGGATTGGTCTCAACGTCAATCAAGTCAACAATAGCTCTTAATGTAATTTCATCAATTTCTTTAGTCGTTATGCCATCATAAAAATGTGGTTGCGCTTTGATTTCTATCATACTTTGGCTTACATCAGCAATGCCTGTACATATATTTGCAATTTGCGCTTGCCATTTTTCTATTGTAAGGGGCTCTTTTAAGCCTGAACGCTTAACGACATTTATTCTCATGTTCAACCTATTTTTTTAATTATTTTAGAAATATCTATTAATTTAGAAATTTTAAAATCTTGTAGACAACTATTTACTACCATATTGGGCCAGTAATTAAGTATATATTTTGCATCATCTACCAAAACCAACACAACATCTTCATTATTATAGTCTTTAGCGTGGGCAAAGTCAACACGATCTACGCCCAATAGTAGTAGAGTGTACACCATACCCAAACCACGAGCAATAGTACAGTAGTTATTTTCTGCTAATAATTCCCATGGATTGGGCCAATCATTAATAAAATCAGTATGAAGGTAATGATTGACCAGTGGTGCATGTTGCCACCACCGATCAATTTCTACACAGGTAGTTTTTAACTCTTTATCTTCTAATGACTGTCGTAGACGATACCAACTCTTTAATCTAGTATCATATGCTGATTGAAATACATTGGACATTTATTTGAGTTCAACGCCAAATGACTCAAGTGCTTCTAATACTACATCATGGGTAACAAATGATTCAGCATTGAATTCACATTGTTCCCATAACCAAAATTGTTTTTCTCTTAGGTATTTTCTATCTTTAAGTAGATTAACATTTTCAGGGTGACCAAATATTACAGGATCGCTTTGGCCCCAAAGTACTATACCTGGTTTACCTTGATCCCAACAATAATGTTGGAAAAAACTATCAATACCCATCCAAGTTTTACATTCTTTAATCAATTCAGCGAGGTCTTCTAACGATAAATTTTGTCTAAAATCAGCCACTAGCGGTACTTCACCTTCTACCCCAACTTGAACAATATGCTCTTTGACTTGAGCAATTACTTCTTCCCAATATGGATAATTTTTAGGATGTTGTTTTCCATTACGCATTGTCTTTGCGTAGGGTGATAAAATAATCATTTAAATGCTTCCACAGTTAAAAATAAATGAGCAGGATAATGCTCTAGGTATTTGCTAGCGGCAGGTAATCTATTTACTTTGTTAAACCCTGTCCACATCAGATGGGTACGGAGTTGGTCTTCAGTAAATAAAAACAAATGTTCCTGACCTTTAATCCAAGGCATTGAGAAAAAATGCCCATATAAATGTATTCTATAGTCAGGTGAGCCATTAACAAAATCTCTGCAACTTGCTAAGAAGTCAGGTGTTTCTAAATATAATCTACCATTTGGTTTTAAAACCCTATGCCATTCTTTAAGTACATCTTTACCTTTATGCCAATCAAAGTGTTCAATAATATGAAATGCTTTTATTTCATCTACTGAATTATCTTCATAGGGTATTGTGCTTACATCAAACCTAGCGTCAACTTTTCCATCATGATACAAGTCTACATTAACATATCCATCGATATAATCATCACCGCATGCTAAATTTAACTTAATCATGTCTTATCCACATATAGTTTTCTAAATCCATCTTCCAAACTGCCTGTCCAATTCCATTGATCCATCTTCTGATAAACATTGAAATGTTCAATTGCACCAAATAACTGTTTGGCTTCGGCTATACTTCTACCAGGAACAATGTCAGGATAGCAAGTAAAAATGATAGGATTTTTAATATCAGGTAATACTTTCTTAAACACTATATGATCACCCATACCACAGTCTAATACAACTATAGTACTATCTCCAAGATTCATTATGTTTTTGAATATCTGTTCATCATGCATGAACATTTCATAATGACCATCTCTTATCCCACCATCTTTGTTTTTTAAATGCCAAGTAACTGCATTTGGTACTATAAGATTTTTATAGCCCCGCTGTTTTAGAGCATATGTAAATAGAGTTTCTTCTCTATGTGCTATTCTACTTAAGCCCAAATGATAATCTGCGATTCCTGCTCTATATAAAAATGAACAATGTAAATGGTCTACTTCTTGTTTTTCTTTGATATAATACCACTGTAAATTTCCTTCATTATAAATGTCTTCAATTTTACCAGTAGCCTGTATTTCTCCACCTAATGGAGGTGTTAACACACTTCCGCCCACTCCACCAACATCATCCGCAGTATGTGAATATAATACTTCTAGTGTATTGGCTTCGGCAACTGTATCATCATCCATGCGCCAAACCCATTTATATCCCATTCTATTTGCTTTGTCATGATTAAAATGTTGACCTTTCTTTTCAGCAAATAACCATTCCCATTGAATGCCTTTTTGATCTAGCATTTGAAAAATATATAGATAATGCTGATGTTCTCTTACATCAATGGGTTCTACATTATCATCAAATACAATGAGTTTATCGGGCTTCAATGTTTGATTAACTACACTCATCATTGCTAATGGCAATGTAGTATCGTATCTACCTCTAGTAGAAATGGAACATAATATGTTTTTACTCATCTTTTCCAACGTTGGTTACAATAAGGAAGTTCTTTCCAATTAAATTTATTACCTAGATGATCTACTTCATACCAATATATTTGGTCTGATCTTAAATTAGTAAATCCAAATTCTTTTAATTTGTTTTCTATTATTTCTTTACCTTTATAAATAGGATGTAAGTCAGTATGTATTTCTAATACAACTTCATTAATTCTACTCATTTCTTCATATGTGGCATTCAACAATATATCATACTCTGCACCTTCACAATCAAGTTTTAATAATATGTTATTACCTTCTATCATTTTTAATAATATAGGTAAAGATAGACTGCGAACCAATTCATGCTCAGTTGTAATATTATACATACTATTTGCACCGGCATTATCGTTATCAATACTTACACTAATATATTTTCCATGTTCCGCTGACACTACATTTTTTAATGAGATTATAGAAGATAAGCCTGATCGTTTTACATTGGATTGAAAAATGTTAAAAGTTTTAGAAACAGGTTCTATTCCTATTACTTTTTTAGCACCTAATGATGCGGCTAGCAATGAAAAGGCTCCTATATTTGCTCCTACATCTATAACTGATCTACCTGTTAATTCTTCTTTAGTAAGATTGTATTGATTTGACTCAATAACTTCACGATGCATATTGGCATCTTGTTCTTTTAGCCAACTAAAATCTATGTCATCTTTATCCCAAATACATAACATTAAGTTAATATTCTCAGGATCACCTCTTACTAAAGGGTTGTCCAATAATCTTCCATCAGGTGCTATATATTTAAATTTAAAACTAGGGAAATAAGACTCATCTAGCATATGTAGTTTATGATGTGGTCCCCATTTACCCGGTGGCTCAAGCATAGGAACCGTTATCATTAATCTTTTACAGTGCTTTTTTAGTCTTTCAACAATTTCTAATCCGTTTTCCAAATGCTCAATTACTTCAAAAGCAACTATAGTATCATACTGATCTAATTCAAATTTATTAATATCAGCATGAATAAACTGTGCATTATATCCCCAATCTTGATCTTTGGCTGCTTTAATTATATACTTGTCATAATCTAAGCCAGTATATTCAATAGTTTTAGGAAAGAATTGAATTCCGTACCCACTAGTACATCCCAATTCAAAAACTTTAGTTCCCAATAGATTATCTGCGGCCCAACGATATCTAGTTACTTCTCGGTCATAAACAGGATCTCCTTTAAAAAATACTGCTCTTTCCCAATAATTTGAAAGCCGCCATTTATACCAATCAGGATTATATTTTCTTGCTAGAGTTAATGAATTTTCTAAAAATACATCATTATAATCATTTACTAGTTTAGAATCATGCATTGTGCCTTCACCCTTATGATATATTGGAAATTCTCCTATATGTAGATTAGTAACAATATCCCAAGATTTATTAAGTACTTCGCACACTTCAAACCCTGCATTTTCTGCTTCAATACAAAATTCTGTATCTTCTCCACCACCTACACCATAATCCATGCTTAGTAGCCCAATACTATCAAATACTTTTTTATGTATCATTACGCAAAAGAATACAGCAAAGTCTCTGCCTGCTGGCTCACTATGCCCTTTAATAATACAACTAATGCCGCATTTTGGATTACTAATAAAAGGACTTTCTAGTAAGTTTAGCCAACCATTTACTTCATGAGGTAATAATATTGCATCATTGTTTAACAGTATTATTAAGTCCGTCGTTGCTA